TCGAACGTAACGGGGTTAGACGTATCGTGAACACACGCGGCGCAGAGTGTGCCACCGTCTAACATTACGTATTCGAGCGCATACCCTCCCGGAAAGGCGTAGTGCGGTAAGTTGGCAACGGTTTCGTATTGTTCTATAAGTTGAGCGGTAAGCATTTTAGATAATCTCCGATTGTTTGATTGTTACAAGCTAGCGTTAAGGGCGGCTGTTACTTCTGACGTATCGACTAACTTGGCAACTCTGCGAGCGTTGCCAACGTGGTGCGATGTGGTCATTGAGTAGAAACTACCCGATGCGGTAAAATCACCCACGATTAGCCCGTTATCGGTACGTTTGCCGATCACTAGGTTATAGCTTCTAAGCGTGCCATCTGTGGACGCTGTAAGCGATCCGTTACCAGTTCGGCCATATCGACCGTTCGCCCATGCTGAAATTACTTGTGACTTATTCATTTTGTATTTACTCCGTGATTGATTGCGTAACACTGACGCCGTTAAGCGTTTCGGCTATATAAGCCTCATCAGAGTGTTTAGTTGTTCTCTGCGTTGAATTCGTCCTCGATCTTACGGAATCGGTTAGACATGCTAGCGTCACTAACACCTAAGATTGAACCGATAACACTGAACAGTTGCCCATAAGCGTATTGCCTAGATTCATTGTCTACATGGTCGTGGCTTCTAACTGTTTCCATTTGTTCCAAAACTATTTTTACTGCGTCTGTCTTTGTCATGATGTTTGATTTACTCCGGTACTTGATTGCGTTGCTGGTTAACCAACGTATAGACACAATGTACATACCGCAATAGGCAATATGAGCAATATCTAGCGAATATGTATGTTCATTCTATGATCTAAGCGTTACAGGCTATCGAATGCTTACCGCATAACCGTTACCGCCGCGCTGGCTGTATTCGCTGGCGTTGGGTGGCGTTGTGGCTGTTTGTTAGTTGGCGAGTGGCTGGCTGGCTGTGGTGATCGCTGGTTGTGGCTGTGTCGCTGGTTGGCTGGTTGGCTGGTTGTCGCTGGTTGCCGTGGCTGGCTGGCTGGTTTGCTGGTTGGCTGTGGCTGGCTGGGATTGGCTGTGTCGATTGGAGATGTGGGCGTGGCGATGGTTGTGATGGTGGCTGTGGTGGTTACAATGTTGGTGGCGGCTGTATCGGTTGCTGTGGGGATGGGTGTATGTCTTGTGTAGGTTGTGTGTTGTGTGGTGGTGAACCCACATAAATCACGGAGCAAGTTTTCGAGTTTTCTTGTTCACATACCCTGCTCACTTGTTTGCCTGAGGAAGCGAAGCGACTAGGAGTTCTACGACAAGTGACCTGGTTGAACTAAGAAGTTCCCTATTCACACACTATTCACAGTGTTACTAAGGGTTGTTACTAGCGACTTTGTTTGCTTGTAGTCACGCTATTAACACCTACGCTTGGGGCTACGGTGTGAATAGCTACAGGTAGGCTAGCGACTAGGAAGTTACTGGCAACCAAAAGCTCAGACGGTTGCGGAAGTTCGCTTGGTTAAGCCCCCCCTACCCCCCCACTGGATCGTGAAGAGTTTGTTTTCCGCATTACTACTGTCGGGTGGTAGAGGTTCTGCGTCGCTAGACCAGGATACCTGCTGCTTTGTTGGAATTGCTTTGATAATTCCCGACTATGTTGATTTCAGACGTATGGCGTATAGTCCATGCTCGGCTGAAGCCCCACTGGTTTTGTTAGGCAACCAATCGCCTTGTTACTGCTTTAGGCAAAAAAATACCCGCCGTTGGCAGTTGTTGGTACATGGCTAAAAAGAAATGTACTGCGTTTCGGCGGGTAACAAATAAACTTTTCAGCCTTCGTACCAACACGAGTAAACGTAAGCCCTGTGGTATTGTTGTGTCAATAAGAAAAAGTAGGATAGGAAGAGTAATTTTGGCTAAAAAATCGGTTGCGGCAGATCATCACGAGATGCGACGCAAGTTATTTGCTCGTGAATACGTGAGGACTGGCAAGCAAAGTACGGCAGCGATTGCAGCGGGATACTCTCCAAATGGAGCGGACGTTTCTGGTTCCCGCCTCATGAAGAGTCCGATTGTTGTTAATGAGATACTCCGATTAGAAGCTCTAAAAGACGCAGAAGACAAGATCGACCGCATGTACGTCCTTAAAGGGTTGTACGACTTGGCCGAAGAAGCTGAAAAAGACAGCGATAAGATCAGGGCACTCGAACTTCTAGGCAAATCACTCAGAATGTTTGTGGATCAGGTGGAAACCTACACTACTCACGACGTAACAGAACTCCAAGAGTTCTCACTTGAGCAACTTCGCGCCAGTCATCAAGAACTTTCAGCAAAGAAAGCCGTGAAGAACGACGTAGAGGTGCTGAATTGAGGAGTCTTGACGGTCCTATGCACTTTTATCCCGATCAAAAGCCCACTCGCTTTACTCTGTGCAAAAACGGCTGCATCTACGCAGCAGTAAAAGATACCGATACCTGCAAATACTGCACCGATAAGCCCGAAAGAGCGAATCAACGAGGAATAAAGCGTCATGACAACTAAAACTGTCACTATTCAGGACATCGAACTCGCTTTAGCCTCAAGATCGTTTGAAGACTTCTTGGAGTTTGTGAAAATCCTCGAACCACCAACCGCAACGTCCCGTGGCGGCATCATCAAGTTTGAGAAATGGGGCTACCTAATCGAGTTTTGCAAGGAACTTGATACGGAGCGACTCATAAACGTCCTCAAATCCAGACAGTTGGGCTTTTCGTGGATACTTGCAGCCTACGCCTTGTGGACTGCCATGTATAAAGAGGGCGCAAACGTCTTGGCGTTCTCTCAGGGGCAACTTGAGTCTGTGGCGTTCCTCAATAAGGCACGGATCATTCACGATAATCTCCCTCAGCACCTAAAAGTAGGGCTTGGCAGAGATAACGACACCACAATGGAATTCCCCGCCATGAAAGCACAGATTACCGCCCTTCCTTCTACGGAAAAGGCTGGTCGTGGGCAAACCGCAACCCTTGTTATTCAAGATGAGGCTGATTTCCACGATAATCTTGATCTCAACTACGCCGCAATCAAACCAACGATTGACCAAGGGGGACAACTGATTCAGTGTTCCACAGTCAATAAAAAGAAGGCTGGCACTCTGTTCAAAGAGATTCACCGGCGCGCTCCTGAAAATGGATTCAAGAGCATCTTCAGTGGTTGGAAGTCTAGGCCAGATCGTGACCAAGCATGGTACGACCGTGTGCAAAGAGAAGCCCCTGTTACTGACGGTATGTCTCCTGAACTCTACATGGAGCAAGAACACCCAGAAACAGCAGAAGAAGCATTACGCCCATCAAGAGTGATGGCAGCATTTGATGTTGACGCTATCGAATCAATGGAAATCGACACCAAACTGCCAATAGAAACGCGAAACGGTGTGGCGAATATCTACCAGAAGCACGTAGTCGGCAAACGGTACGCCGCAGGCAGTGACACAGCTCACGGAACTGGCGCAGATTATTCTGTTACTGCTATTATTGACGTTGAAACCGGATACGTTGTTGCAGATATCTACTCGAATACGATTGCCCCAGAGCATTTTGCGATGGAATCTGTCAATCTATTAGAAGATTACAAGTACCCGATTTGGGCTATTGAAGATAACGACTGGGGCGAGTTGACACTGAAAAAAGCAGAGTCACTCAAATATCCTCGCATGTACGAACGAAGAAACGCTCAAGGTAAGCCATCTGGTAAGTACGGTTGGCGTACAGATGCCAGAACAAGAACCGTCCTGTGGGGCGAATTGATTGAAGCTGTTCGTGATAGGTTGATTATTGTTCCAAGCAAGCCTGGACTAAATCAGTTTTCCTCAGTAATCAGGAACCCTGACAAAGATGGACGGATTGAAGGCATGGTTGGAACTCACGATGACTACCCAATGGCTGTCGGGTTAGCGTGGCAAATGCGTAAAGAAGCCTACAATCAAGCTAAGAAAATCAATGTGATTACAAGAGAAGAACGATTGCGTCGCATGGGAAACAATAAGTAATGGCATCTAAGAAAGACCAACGCTCTATTGAACGCATTCTTAATAAGATTGATCGTAAAGAACAAGTCTTTGAGAAGCGAACAGCCTTCATGGATAGCGATTACGACTGGGGCTGGAAGAACACCCCGTTCGTGCCTATTGCCACAGAAGGCATTCAGCAAAAAGACGCTATAACCACTAACTTTGCAAAGGTGCTGGCGCGCAAAGTCTCTAATGGTGTGGGCTACGCAGAGCGAATTGTCCGTGTTATGGATGACGCTGACAACGAGGAGTTCAGAGACAAGAACAACGCATACGAGCGTTGGTGTATCGGTATTCTGGAAATGGCAGATGAACGCCTGCAATCAAGCGGCATGAACTCTACTGTGCAGGGCGAGAATGCTTGGAATGCTGTTGTTCGTGGAGGATGGATTGGCACTCGCTCAGTCCTAATAAAAGATGCAGAAGGCGAAACACTACCTGACATTGTTCCTATTGATCCACGTAACTTAGTGTTTGAAAAAGGCCGTGGCGAGCCTTTATGGGCAGCAATTATCACCCAAAGGTCACGACAGGATATTCGCGAAGAGTATCCCAAATTTGTATTTGACCTAGAAGACTCACCTCAAAGTTACGCAGATGACGAAGATGAGTTAGCCCGTGTGATTGATTACTACTGGACGCAAGATGGTAAGCGCATGAACGCTGTCATCATCGACAACAAGTACGCCAAGAAGCCTACGGATACGTTTGCGGTAAACTTCCCTGTTGTTATACGTCTTATCGGTAATAACCCCGGCGTAATGAATTACAGCCTGAAGGACACGATTGACGGAACTCGTGAGATTCCCGGCATTGAAGACGTTGGAGACAGTATCTTTGCTGCCCTTCGCCACGTAATACCGCAAGTAAACCGTCTAGCTTCTTACCGAATGGCACTTACATCAAAGGCTATTCAAGGAACGCTAATCATAAAATCTCGTGATGGGACTAAAGAACTAGATCAGGACGCTTTCAAGTCTGGGTCTGAAGTAGGACTATCAACTGATAACAATGAAGAGATTGGGCTTCTTCCTCTATCTCAACTGACAGCAGATGCGGGTCAGCTAGAAGGGGAATTGAGACTTGATGAATCGAACGCTGGTCTTTCCGACCCTGCTCTTGGCAGACTAACATCTCCGGTTTCTGGTGCAGCACTTCAGATTCTTAGCCAAGCTGACAACGAAGTAGTCGCCCCGTATCTCAAGGCTGTAGAGTCTTTGCTTGCAGGTATCTTGGATAACTTAGGGAAACAGTACGAAACAGGCCGCTATAAGGACATTCAGGTTCGTGGTAAGACCCACACTGACCAGCCCTTTAACAAGGTTATAAAGCCTGATGACATCAAGGGACATAACCTTTTATCTGTAGAACTCAGGCAGTCACAGCCACAAGACGATTTTGCTTTGTGGCAGGCTGCTCAAGTGGCTTCTCAAGTTGACCCTTCAACTGGCACGGCACTCGTATCTAAGCAATACGCAGCCACTAAAATTGCCAAGGTTCAAGACTACGATCTTGAGAAACGCCGTATGTCTGGTGCGCGAACTCGTGCATCAAGCAAGAAGTACGAATTGCTTACTCAGTGGCATTCAGCAAGACTTTCTGGTGAGCCTGAAGAAGTTATCCAACTTCTCGAACAGGATATCCAGAGAGAGATTGACCGTGAGGAAATGGAGGCTCTTGCGTTAGAGTTCCAGTTCCAGCAGGCAGTCAATGTCGATCCAGCAGCGGCAATGTCTGGTCAGCAGACACCGCAACAGCAAAGCCCTGATGGGGCTGGGTTACAAGACGCACAAAATCTTGCTACAGTTGGAGCAGACCCACGACTATTAGCGCAAGCCGGTACGCAGGGTGTGAGTGCTGCTCCTTCTCCTGACGCTGGATATAACACAACAGCCCCAAGAAACTCTGCGGAAGCAGCGGGCTTAGAACCGAACGTATAGGAACTAAATCATGGCATCATATATTGTTGAAATTGAAAATACATCGAATTCTGCGGGTGTCAGACCTTTTGCGTGGGTAATCGTTGAGGCTAACTCGGATGGTGAAGCAAACGCTAAAGCGAATCAGGGTTTAGGCGCAAACGAGCGAGCAGGCATGGTTATGCCCAACTCCGATGAGGGGTTCCGCAGGCTTCGTCTTTCATCTCCAGATTTTGCCAGAAAATATGGGTTTCGTGACTATCAGTCGTTTGTTGAAAATACTCCAGGTGCTAACTTTGGCGACATAGGCGGCGACATAGGCGGCGGCGGTGGTGGCGCAGGTGGTCAAACTCCACCAGGACCAATTTTAGGTTCTGAAGACTTCGGGCTTTTGCCTGCTTTTGAAGCTGGTCTTAGTGATCGGGGCATGGGCTTTGGGGTAGGAAGTGGTGTTGCTGGTCAACTTGCGGGTCAAGAGTTTGGGAACTTGCAGTCAAGAGGTTTGTTGGATGCTGCGTTTTTTGCTCCACCGGGGCAGATTGATACCAGCCTATTTGCAGATGCGGATCGGCCAACAGCAGCAGAACTTAATAAATTCCAAGGGACTACATTCCAAGACTATGTAAAGAATGCAGCCCTGTTTGGTGGCGGTGCTACTGCTGATGCAAACAGGTTATTTTCTGAAGCAGTAAGACTTTCTGAAGGCAGAACCCCAGGTTTTACACGAGTGGCAGACCCCGAAGGCAATGATCCAGATAGTTTTCTTAATAGGTTTGATGCCCCAGGAATACGTGGACTACCAACTCCGATTGCTGGTGCATTCTTGAACCCACAGCAAGGAGCCGCTGGATCAGAGGACTTGGCTAGGGCTGCTAGACAAGCAGGACGGTCACGTTTTGGCTTTGCTTCAAAGTTCCTTCCTTCGGCAGGAAACTTAACTAACTCGTTCTTTGCTCAACCACAGCAAGGCGCACAGACTTTTGCAGACTTTCTGAGCAATAAGATATTTGGTGTTTAGATGGTTAGCCCAATAAACATCTTTGACCAGCTTTCGGATACCTCTGAAGGTAGGCGTATTGGTTTTCAGACGTTCCTAGATAACTTCAGGCAACGGCAGCCTACTGATCGCCCATCCCAGATTAATACTTTCAATCGTCCTTATTTTTCCAACTTGCAGAGTCAAGCAGAGAATCAGTTTTTTGGTCAGCAAGGCCAACGTATACAACAGGGTGAAACCCCTCAGTCGTTTACTGATTTCTTGAACGACGATTTCAACCTTGGTAGGCGTGCTAGGCGTGCGCCGACACAGCAAATGGGCACAGGTGTTTCTCGCTTCGCATCACCTGCTCGTTTCTTATTCAATCAATAGGGGTTCTGAATGACACAGCCTCCTTTTTCTGGGAACGACTTCTTCGACCAGATCGACAGCGTTGCTCGTAATCTAACGGGTAACGCTTTTCGGTTAAAGAAAAACGACCCGACAGCACCTCAAAAGTTTACTGAGTTTGTGGCTCAAAGCGAACAAGAGTTCAATGCGCCAAGTCCACTAGGTATCCAAGCACAGCCACAGGCAGCACAGCCACAGTCGTTTACTGACTTTGAGCAAGGTGGCTTTGTGTCGCCAGAAGTGGCAGAAGCGCGACTTCAACACCCAGATTGGGTAGCATCTCAAACCCAGCCAACTTTTGCTGATCGTCCTGTGGCAGAACAAATACAAACTCCTTCCGAAGGTACTGGGTTCCGTCTACCGTGGTGGCCTGAAACTGAAGTCGCAGCCCCTCTAGCAGAAGGAGAGCAGGGAGAGATTCAGTGGGGAGTGCATAGGCCTGAGTCACGTTATTTTCAATTCAGAAAAGAAGACAGACCTGAAAGTACCAACCTTATTGGTCAGACAGTAGGAAAAGTTATTGGCCCAGTTGCAGCAGAAGTAGGAAGAGGCACGGGTGCATTCGGAAGATGGCTTGGAGAAGCATTTGAGCAGCAAGCCTATGGAAGTGGAGGCGGAGGAGCGATGGCACGACAGTATCTGCTGGAAGATCAACCTAGTAGAAACCTGCTGGACAGATTTTTTGCGGAGAATCCAATTGCTAAAGGTACGTTAGGGCTGGCGAGAGATGCCTTTCCGATACGCGAAATGCCATACGATATAGCGTTCAAAGAAGCACGTAATAACGGTATGTCCATGACGGACTCATTCGAGATTGCACGACAGTACAGTAAGCAGTTTGATATTGGTGACGAAAAAACCGGGTATCACGGGGTATCTGGTTTTGTTAAAGCCCTTGGAAATACTTTACGGGGTGATCTTGGAATTACTGATGAGTATGTTCGTGAAGGTGGTACAAGAAAACCGATGTTTACGGTAGGCTTGGCTGACGTTACATCAGAAATTGTCAACCCCATGACTGTCCTTCCCGGCGTTGGTGAACTCGGACTTATCAAAGCTGCCGCTAGTCCAGTTGTAAGGGGAACAAAAGCTGCTGTTGGTACAGCCTTCAAAGCAGGAGACAGCTATGCAGCAGCAGTCGGTCGTGCCGCTCCCAACGTGCTTGATCCTGTGCCACCGCAAACGGTTGCAGGGCGCGCTGCTGGTGGGGCTGGTGATGTTCCGGTGGGGGCTGAAAACTTACCTCCACAGCCAGCAGGGACGACACGGCTGTACCGAATTGAGCCTAATGAATTTAGAGTGCGAACACCTGAGCAAGAAGCGTCATGGCGCAAGGCTCTTGGCGAGGATATTTACTTACAGTCAGTAGACGAAAAGGGTCGGCTGTTTGCAGACGATCTTAGTATTCTCGGTGATTACGGTCACGGAGCAAAAGGCAATACTTCGTACTACATTGATGTCCCGAACGACGTAGCAGAGGCAAGCAAACGAACAGCCTTGCGGGGTAATAACCCAGAAGATGCGTTCACAGAATATGCACTACCAGCGGAGTTCGTTGCTGAGAAGAAGGCGTTCCCGTCACCCCAGCAAGCCCCCCCCACTCCAGCCACAGGCACGGCTGCTGCTCGCCAAGTAACCCCGCAGCAGCAGGCGATTATAGATGACGTTGGCACTGGCGCGCTGCCTGCTGACGATGTGGCTGTGGAAATAAAGAGAATAGAAGATGAAATTCAACAAAACAATGCGGAAATAAAGAGAATACAGGGTGGCGTAGAAGAAGTTCCCACCACTCCACGTAGCAGAACCGAAGTAACTATAGATGGGCAAACGAGAGTTTTCGAGGATGGTGCTGAGGTTGTTGAAACGACAGCTGCGCCAGTTGCAAGGCAAGTTGATGAGGTTGCCGGTGAAATTCCTTTCATCAACCTTGATGCTACTTTGCCTAGTGCGTTGAAGAGGTCATCTCCAAGGTACGGATTTGGGCAAAAGAACTTTGCTCTTGAGTGGGAATCAGATGTAGATAAGGCACTCTATATCGTGAACCCGTCCTCGTCTAAAAAATCCGTAGGGCATGACCAGTTTATGGATTTCCTGCGTGATGAAGTTGGGCTATCTGATTCAGAAATACGCACTCAAGCCCTTGCTGTTCGTAACAGAATCAAGGAGATTGCTCGGTCATCAACCGATGATAGTATCCGTGTTCCTTCACTAAGGCAGGCCTCTCCACAGGCTCCTGTCGCACAAGTAGCACAAGACCTGCCAGTTATACAACAGCCACCCGTGCTTGCAGGTGACGCTGCGCCATCTTCAGCACGCCCTATAGGGACTGAAGAAGCTGATAACTTTGCACGTAAAGCCAATGAAGAAACCTTTGTCAAGAACATCGAAGCCCGCATCGCTAGTGGTCAAATAACAGAAGCAGAAGGCGCACGGCAGTATGGTGCTGGTGAATATATAGAGCCTGGTACTAATAAGGTGGTCAAGGGTACTCAGCCTCTTGAGGACAGAGTGTTCGAGGCGAAAGAAGTAGAAGTTGTTGAAGAATATCGGTCAAGGTTTAATGACGGTTTAGTTATCAAGCTAACTCCAAACTTGCTGAATACTCGACGCTTTCATAATGCTATCGAAGGCGTAAAGAGAGCCTTAGATAAACTCCCATATGTCACCTTAGATCAAACTGATATTTATGGTTTAGCTGTTGACCAAGTAACTAGGTACGGAACTGATGAAATAGGCAGTGCTGTAAATGTCCTCAAGAATCTAATAAAAGGGCAATTAGAAAAAGCGTTTGTATTTGAACGTAGTGCTAAGGGGAACTTCAGGGTTACAAACCTCAAAAACATTCCCGCCAACGTGCTTGACCCACGCCCAACAATTTCAGACATGGCTCGGAAATACGGGGATTACTGGCCTTACTTAAATGATGAACAACGCAAAGCAATGGCGTATATCAGAGACAGGGCAGAGGGCATCTCAAATGACATGGATAACCTTGGGGTTCCACCAGATAAAAAATCTCTTGGAAAGCCATACACAGACCCTTCGACAGGAGTTGTAGTTGAGGACTCAAGGCCTTTCTTCATTTCTCGTCAGGAAACCCTTAAAGAAGCAACAGAAAAAGCAAAGGGTGTAAGCGAGGGCGGTACTCAAAGGTCAAAAACATCAGCAGAAGCAGGGCAAGTTTACCCAAGCCAAGCAGCAGGTATTGAAGCGGGTGAAGAATATCTACCAGTGTGGGATGCTATGGGTGAGTGGCTTGGTGACACGATGGAAACCGTCAAAGATAAGTTGGCTTGGGATTTCCTTCTGGCACAGACGGACGCTGTTACTGGCAAGCCGTTAGTAACAACGGCAGCAGAGCGTAAATCTCTGGACTTGGCAAGAAGAGTAGACAGGGAACGCTCTGCGATATCTGGGCTGCTTGGTCAGCTTAAAGGGCAGGCTGCTCGTATAGGTGAACGTCAGAGTTCTTACAGGATGGCACTATCAAGCGCAGATCGGTACGCTGTGGAGGCTGCCGGGGCTGTCGAAAAGTTAGAAAAAGTAAAGAATTTAAAGCAACTCAATGTGCAAATCAGGAAAATAAAACTCAACGCAGACAAGATTATTAAGCGTTTAGAAACTGAAGAAGCAAAGGCTTTATCAAAAGAAGAACTAGCAAACGCAAAAAGCGAAGTAATTCTTGAATACGCTGTGAGGATTGCTGATTTTGAAGAAGCAGAAAAAGCCTTGCTTGCTAGTGCCGCTCAACGCTTTGAAAGCATAACGCTTGAAGGTGTTTCATCATCTAGCGTAACAGCCGCCGCCAAACGAGAACTCGCTGATTTAGACAGGAGTGTGAAGAGAATAGAGAACTTGCGAGAGACAGCAGACAATGCTTTCACTACCGCCGCAAATCGCGAAATTGAACTCACAGGCCGTGCAGCCACGGCAAAGGAAACTCGTGAGATAACCGAAAGGGTTATGAAGGAAGTTCAGTCTCCTAAAAATCTTGACACAAAACTTGCCAAGGCAAAAGAAGAGGCAAAGCTGGTTGAGAGGGAGTCTCAAAGAAGGCTAAAAGAAGCTGGAGGAAAAGGGATTAGCCTCAAGGTTGCTAGAGAAAATCACGAAGCAACAAAGATCAACTTGGCAAAGCGCAGAGCCAATTTAGACAACCTTGCAGGAGAAATAAAAGCTGATGCTGAAAGAGTACGAAAGGGAGACTATGGCGAGGAATCTATCTCTGCTTTTAGAACTGCTTCTGCAACAGCAAAACTGAATAAAATTACATCGCAGACAATCAAGCGTGGCATACAGAGTCGCAAAAAAACATCTGGGGCTGCTGGCCAAGCTATAAATGTTGTGTCTTCTTATCAAAGTGTTCGCCGCCAAGTTGGTGCAACACTCGATGACTCAGCAGTTGGTATTCAAGGGAATATGAACCAGATGGATTCCCCTAAACAGGTTTGGCTTGCATGGCGTGACCACATTCAGTCTATGTTTGGCAGGGGTGGAGAGGGTGCTGGAAAGTTCCGACAACGCAACGCAATGACAGATAATGTCATAAAGTTCAATGCGGAGTCTGCTGATAAGGGCGCACCTTTGGCAGAAGAAATTATTGACAAGATGGGCATTAGATTTGGTGGGCAAAATACGGAAGTAACTATTGATGCTGCAAAGTGGGGCGAAAAAGGTTTAGCTTCTTCAATAGGAAACCTTCCTCTTGTTAGAAGGGCTAATGAGGCTTTTGGTTCTTTCGGTGACGTACTTCGCCTTCGTAAAGGGCGTAGTGAAATTATGGAATACATGAGGATGTCAGGGAAGACCTTTGACGAACTTGTTGCTGATGGTACAGCTAGGCAAATTGGAAAATCGGTAAACGGGCTTACAGGTTATGTTCCGAATGGAATCGCTGGTGCATTCGGTGACGCTATTCTCTTTGCTCCAAAGTTCTTCCAAGCAAGAATCGAACATATTGCAAAAGGCACTATGGGTATGGATGTTGATTTTATGATCGACGCACTTCCGTACCAAGAAAGAATCAGGCAGAACCTTGGTTTGCGTGGGATTAGGAACAACAAAAATGCTGACCAGCTTATTGCACGAAGGGCTTTAGTTCGGTGGGCTGCATGGGGCACACTAATAACAGTGTCACTGAATGAAGTACTAGGTCAGCCAACAGATTTTCGGTTAATGAAAAATGGCAGAATGAATCCTAACTTCCTGACAGTACGTTTATCTAAAATTGGAGCAGATCGGGACTTAAACTTCTTTGGTCCTACTAGGTCTATTGTTGGCATGATGCTTGCTACAGGAAACATGGCGTGGGAACGCAATGCTGATGGTACTTCCAACGCATATAACGCTTACAGGAATATAGTTAGCCCTCTTTTTGGGGACATACTGACCACTGCAGATATTGTGAATCATGGCGAGACAAGGTTTGGGGAGACACTTCCTGAATACTTGATCTCTAGCCACATGCCTTTCTCTACACAAGAATTTCCTAATATCACCCAAGATGTAGTTAAAAGCGGAGGCGACCCCAAGGCTACTTTTGGTGCTGCGCTAACAACAGTGCTTGAACTAACAGGCACAGGAAGCAGCCCTCTTTCACGTTCAGACATTATGGATGAAAGGGTGCGTTCCCTGTTTAGCACTGGAAACCTGTCTGCGGATAACTACGATGACCTTGAGCCTTACGAAAAGAGTGATGTCAAAGACTCCCTGGTTTCAGAACTTGAGGAGTTCCAAGCTGACAGTGCTAAAACAGGTACTCCGTTCAAGAGGTTCTTCGCCAACAGGGATTCCATAAGGAACCAGATAAACAACAAACTAAACGAGGCTCTTGCGTTTTATGCCGCTGGCAAGCGAAGTGATGGTAGCAAGTACGATAAATGGGATTTCTTAGATGCGTACTTTGGCGTGCTGGATGAAGAACGTAATAGGCTAAAAGAAGCAGAAGAAAACCTTGGGGTTGAGTTTACTGAGACAATCCCTGATCCTTCTGACTTAGAAGCTGTAGCTTTGCAGGCATGGTTCGATGCTGTTGAAAAATCTCTCACAGTAAACGGCACGTTACTCCCAGATAAACTTGAGAAACTACGTAACAAGGTGCTAGCGGATTACCCTGCTCAAAGACAATACATACTGCGAAATACGAATGACAGGCAGTTGCCAGCAGGCATGATAGAGGCTCTAACTCGTGCAGGAGCAAAGAAGACCGTAAAGAACATACGTGCGTCAGAAGTAGCAAGGCTCAATGCTGGTGGACCACCTCGACCTGTGGCGACAATAGAAGCTGCCACTGGAAAAGCAAGCCCTGATGTGTATACGCCGCAACCAAGGCGAGTACCTGTTAGCACACCTACAGCGGAAGATCGTCGCTGGAAGTTGCCAGTCTACGGAGTTCCAAGTGATAAGTAGGAGTGCTTTGCTGTATTCCAAGTTGCTGTTATATACTTGCGCGACAACTGAATAAGGTTTCACGACAATTTTACGAGGACTTTTATGGTCACACCAAACGAGGTGAGTACCTCCTCTGAGAATGAATCCTCCCTAGAAACAACCGATTCCCTCCCTTCTGGCGACGAGTTGATTATCCCTGCAAATTGGGATGAACAGCAGTCTGAACCAGTAGCGACGGAAGAAGTTAGCGTAACTAGCGACGAAGCAATCTCCGACGATGTATCACCCGAATCCGATGAAACCTCAGAGATAACCGAAGAGTCGGCTGTATCTGAGGTGGCTCCCGACGAGACTATTACTGACGAGGCAGCCCCAGAAGAATCTGGCAGGATGCGGACTCAGGATGAATGGTCTAAGCGAGAGTCATCTATCAGACAGCGCGAGAATGAGCGCGAGACTGAAATGCAAAGCCTGAGAGATCAGGTATCGCAACTTCAGACAACGTACTCAGATCAGGTCTTAGAAGCGGAAGTTCGAGGCTATGCACAATCACTGGAAGCCCAGTTAGTTGCAGAAGGTCACGATGAAGCAGGGGCTAATAGGCTTGCTACACAGCAAGCTAATGCGGCCAAGGCTTCGTTCCAGGCTGAACAAAGGGCTAACACCCTACAGCAGCAACTAACACAGGCTAATCAGTCTGCGGAAGTTACTTCTAAGAACGCTTCGGTAAATGAGATGATGCGACAGTACGGTGTGCCTGAAAGCCAGCGAGCATTGCTCCAAGGCTATTCAGACCCCGCCCTGCTCGTAGAGGCATCAAAGGTTCTTGGCGAAGCTGAGGGCTTACGAAAACAACAAATAGCGGCTAAACAAGCAGAGGTTCCTTCCGGTGGCGAAGCTAATACCTTCGATGGCGGTGTTGGACAGGGTGGCACAATAACAGATCAGCAATGGCTGAACACTGTTTATGCATCAGGCAGTTCTAACGATCATGCCCGTGCAAATAAGGTCATGCGTTCAATGGGAGTCAACCTTGGTTAGCCTCAAGGACAACTAAAAATGGCAACTGGACAAACTATTACTGATAGTTTGAGCGATTCACTACCTACCGTGGTGAGTGCGGCTCGAAATGTCCGTGAGTACAAGGGTGTAATGACCCAAATCGTTGACAAGCAGACGCTTGGCGCAGGAGTTGGTAACAACTGGCGTGAGATTGATCTTGCCAAGCTAACTGCTCAGGCAATCACAGAGACAACTGAGGAAGACAACCCACAGGAACTCTCTGACAGTGCAATTTCTGTAACCCCTTCGGTTATTTCGGTTCACACAGTCATCACTGACCGTGCTGCTCGAAACGTATCGAAGAACGTCTTCGCTAAAGTTGGCTCACTTGGTCAGCAGGCGATTGAACGACAGAAAGACAAGGACGGTCTAACTGTTCTTGACGGTGC